CAAACGCTACAGCCAGGCCTTTTGGTCGGCTGCTTTTGCCGGTGCTTTGTATAGGCGATGGGTCTTGTTGGCCGTCGAGTACTTGCCCGGCCTGCTCTGCGACACCATTTGCTATTTGGTGCCGTCAGGTGTTTTGGCTCTAGTCGAGACAGTGAAGGCCAAAGGTGGCCGCCAGCAATTTGCCTTGCGTTTTGTTGCGCATGTGTGGTTGGCTGGTTATGAGCTATGGCTTGCTTGCATAATACACGCCGTCTGGAATAGTGTTGCCTTCAGGTTCAAGCCTGAGTTTATGTTGGCTATTACTAGGATTGGTGAAGGTGACCCGTTTCTTTGTGGGCAGCTTCGGCAAAGCATGGTCATTGATGATGTGTGCTTGAGAGAGCACGGCGCCAAGCCTTGTCCTGTGCAGGACGGCTTTAAGGTGCGTGCTGCTCGCACTGTTGAATGCGTGGCCAAATTCGGCATCCGCGGCTTCTATGGAGTTGCTGGTGTCTTGCCTTGGGTGGCCCGTGCTTGCACCTGCAACACGGAGATTGGCATGGCGGGGAGGATAGGCAAGGCGTTGCCGTGTCACTCCTCGCATGAACGCATGGCTGAGATAGTCGCTAATTGGGAGCGGGTCTCAGCGCTGGCATTTCCGGTTATGGAGAGATTGATCAAGCCAGCCAACATTCCAATTCCCTTTGAACAATTTGTCGCCAAATTTCCTCCGGCCAAACGGGCCATTTATGAGGATGAGGAGGCGACCAAGGAGGGCATTCTGCAAGAGCACATGCAGATGTCTTCCTTTTTGAAGCGGGAGACCAATCTACAGCTACTAGAGTTGCATAAGCTGAAGGATAAGGTCCCGCGTGTCATCCAAGGGCCGCACCCTCGAGTGCCGGTGCTTCTCGGCCCCTATGTATCCAAACTTGCGAAAAACACCCGACGGGCCTTGCGCCCTCGCGGATTTGGATCTGGGGACCTGGAATTAGGACGCCACGTCATTTACTCCAGCGGCTTAAATGCCAATGATGTGGGAGACGCCTTGGCCAATAGCATACGATTAATATCATCATTATTAGAGGACAATGAGAAGGTGGTATTTATCGAAGATGACCAGAGTCGGTTTGACCTGCATATGTTGCAGGGGCCATTCGACTTTCTTGCCCGTGTGTACGGTAGCAAGTTGCCTAGATGGGTTTCCCACCATCTCAGGCGTAAAATGAGTAGGGGCCGGACTCCGTGTGGGCACAAGTATTCAGTGCCTTACACAATGCAGTCAGGGATGCCTGACACGTCCTTAGGGGACACCCTAGTTAATGCAGCCATGAAGATGTTCATTCATGGTGTTGGCAGAAAGTGGGTCTCGATTGTCTGTGGTGACGATAGCGTCACAGTCACCACCGACAGAGAATTGGCCCGTCTAGGGGATGTACAGGGTTTGGTCAAATGCTATGCCGATCTAGGCATGGAGGTTGAGGCGAAAGCTTCACTCAATGTTTTGGATGTTGAGTTTTGCTCTGGGCGGTTCTACCCCAGTGGCAACTCCTTTGTGTTAATGCCTAAGGTGGGCAAATTCCTAGCTAAAATATGCTGGGATATGGTGGACAGGCCAGAGCGACAGCGGATGGCTTGGTTACGTGGTATTGCTGCCACGTGCAGACATTATGGCAAGGCTGATTGCCTAATTGCTGCTCTTGGTGTTGCCCTACTGAGGCACGCCGGTGACGGAGACGTTTTACACGTAGCCGATGGATCGTCGATGTACAAGATCAACGTCCACAAAGACAACACCTATGTCTCGCGGTTCGAGCAATTGGTGTACTTTGATCACCACTACGGCCTTTCGGCCGATGACGTGTCTAGGTTAGAGGCACATCTCGTGAACGCCCCCATCGGCCAGATGGATTCGCACCCGTTGCTAGGTGCGATGGTGCGTCACGATGTCTAGAGCCATTGCTCTGGACTAGCACTCGGTGG